GATAGCTTGCCGGAGCTGGCCTTTATCATGGCAAAACAATCCGATAAGGCCGATATGATGCACCTTACACAGGAAAATTATATCGAGTTCTTATCTCTTTTTGACGCCTTGGAGCTTCCGCTTGCAGGGGACAAAATATTCAGCGTATATGTTGCCAACTCAATGCCTACCGAAGAGGCTAAAAAAAAGACCAGCGGCAGAGCGAAAGGGTAACATCTACAGCACTATACCTTCTAAGATGCTTCCAGGTCGGCCTTCATGTAGCTGACCTGGAATATTTAGATCTGGGAATGGTAATTGATATTTTCACAGAATCCAAGAACGACAATTACAAATACAAGGAAGTCGCCAATCAGAGCGATTTCGACAATTTTTAAGGAATAGATTATGGCAGATAGAGTAAAAGGCTTAACAATTGTATTAGGCGCGGACACTTCCGAACTTGTTTCAGCTATCCATAACGTTAATACTGCCATTTCAAAGACACAGACTAACCTTCGTGATATCAACAAGGCTCTTAAGCTTGATCCGGCAAATGTAAACCTTCTGAAGGATAAGCAGAACGAACTGTCTACAGCTATAGCTCAGACAAAAGAGAAGCTGCAGGCAGAAAAAGAAGCCATGGAAAAGCTTGAAGCTTCAGGCGTTGACAAGACTTCCCAGCAGTTCAGAGATCTTAAGGTTCAGATTGACCTGGACGAATCAGCTCTTAAGAACCTTGAGACACAAATGAAGAATTTCGGCACAGTAGGCGGACAGGTATTAGCTGAAATGGGCCGAAAGATGCAGGAAGTCGGAGATAAGATCAAGGCTGTAGGCGACAAGATCTCAAGCGTAGGCCAGTCTCTTACTACTACAGTTACACTTCCTATCGTTGCTGCAGGAACAGCTGCAGTATCGTCTTTTGCTGAAGTCGATAAGACAATGACCTTGGCGAATCAGACAATGGGAAATACTGCAGAACAGGCAAGCTTATTAAATAAGGCCATGGAAGAAGCTGCGTCAAATTCTACATTCGGAATGAACGATGCAGCCCAGGCTTCACTTAACTTTGCCAGAGCTGGACTTGATGCAGAGCAGGCAGCTTCAGCTATGGCTCCTGCTATGAACCTTGCCGCAGGCGAAGCCGGAGATCTTGATACGGTTTCTTCAGGACTTGTAGCAACTATTAACGGTTTCGGCGATTCTTTCGAGCAGGCCGAACACTACGCAGATGTATTTGCTGCAGCTTGTAACAATTCCGCGCTTGATGTTAACGGACTTTCCGAGAGCATGAGCGTCGCAGCTCCTATCTTCAGGACCGCAGGAAAAGACGTTGAAGATGCAGCTCTTTATCTTGGCGTAATGGCAAATGCCGGAATTGAAGCTAACGTTGCTGCTAACAGCCTTAAAACAGGTATGGCAAGACTTGCGCAGCCTACCAAGCAGGCAAAAGAAGCTATGGAGCAATATGGTATCGCTATGAGCGATATCTGGAATGAAGACGGTTCCATGAAGGATTCTGTAGAGATTCAGAAGAATCTTAACAAGGCTTTCGCAAACCTTAGCGAGCAGGAACAGATGGCAGCTGCAGGTGCGATCTTTGGAAAGAATCAGATGTCTTCATGGCTGGCTCTTATCAATACAGCTCCTGAAGATGTTAATGCTCTTAGTGAATCCATCAAAAACAGCACAGGAACCACACAGGAAATGGCAGACGCCATGATGAGCGGTTTCGGTGGATCCATAGAAAAATTAAAATCCAGCCTGGATGTTCTTGTAACATCCCTTGGAAGCATAATCGCAGAATATCTTACACCTGTGATCGAGAAGATCCAGGGCGTCATAGATATGTTCATGGCGATGGACGAAGAAACCAAGAAGCAGATTGTTACTATAGCAGGAATTGTAGCTGCTATAGGCCCTGTTCTTCTTGTAGGCGGCAAGATCATATCCGGAATAGGCTCTATCGTTTCATCCCTTGGAACAGTGGCAACCTTCATAGGTTCAACGCTTATTCCTGCGATCACTGCGATATCAGCTCCGATTCTTGTAGTTACAGCTGCTGTGGTAGCCCTTGCTGCAGGATTCGTTTACCTTTATCAGACAAACGAGGACTTCAGGAACAAGGTTAATGAGCTTGTTTCTGGAATAAAAGAAAACTTCGGTCAAATGATCGAGACGATCAAGCCAGCACTTTCAGAGCTATTTGAAACTATAAAAGGCGTCGTAAGCGATCTTGTAGCTGGATTCGGAAAGTTCGTAGAAACCGCAAGGCCAGTATTTGAGTTTATCGCTACAGGAATTGCCGGAGTGATTAACGGAGTAATGGCGGCTGCTACACCTGTAGTCAATGCCGTCAATTCAATAATCAAGATGGTTTCATCCGTAGTAAAAGCGCTGTTTTCACTGCTTACAGGAGACTTTAAGGGCTTTGCTACCAACATGAAGGATGGCCTTAAGAATATGCTTGATGCCATCAAGAGCCTTCTGGAAGGAAAGCTTGCCTTCTTCAAAGGATTATTTGATACCTTCGGCTCAGATATCGGCTCCAAAGCTATGCAGTGGGGCATTGACCTTATAAACAACCTTATCGAAGGCATAAAGAGCATGATCGATAAGGTCGGCGATGCTATCAGCAGCGTAGCGGATGTAATTGCAAGCTTCATCCACTTCTCAGAGCCGGATGAAGGACCACTTTCAAACTTCAACACCTATATGCCTGATATGATGCGTCAGATAGCAAGCGGCATCAATAACGGCATACCTATGGTAGAGAGCGCCATGAACAACCTTGCTAAGACAATGCTTCCTACTATGGGCGGAATAAATGCTGCAGGAGCTGGCGGAACAAACAACAATATCTCCAATGCGGTTAGCATAAACGTATATGGAGCGCAGGGACAGGATGTAAACCAGCTTGCAGAAATTATCCAGGATAAGATTAACAGCGCAGTTTACAACAAAGGGGCTGTATTCGCATGAAAAACTTTTTGATTTTTAACGGCCAGTCCTTAAGGGATTTCGGCGTATATATTTCAGGCCTTAACACTTATAACGCTCCGTCCAGGGACGTAGATTCTGTTTCTGTTCCTGGGCGAAATGGTACGCTTACCATGGACAACGGGCGCTATAACAATATAAGCGTTACTTATCCTGCATTTATCTGCAATAACTACGATGCAAGGGTGGAAGGTCTTCGAAACTTCCTGCTGTCTCAATCAGGCTTTAAGCGTCTTGAAGACACTTATCATCCTGAAGAGTTCCGTCTTGCAAGATGGGCCGGAGAATTTACAGCCGATACGCTGGATGCGCTTATCGCAGGACAGTTCGACCTTACCTTCGACTGCTATCCGCAAAGGTTCCTGAAGGACGGCGAAAAGCAGATAGAGTTTACCACAAACGGCAATATCAATAATCCATATCTGCAGACAGCGCTTCCACTGATAAGAGCATACGGAACAGGATCTTTTTCTATCGGCGGAATATCCGTAGCAATATCTTCAGCTCTTACTTACACGGATATCGACTGCGAGCTTCAGGAATGCTATAAGGACAGCCTTGCAACAAACAGAAATGCTTATGTCACGCTTACAAATGGCGAATTTCCAAAGCTTTCGCCCGGAGCAAATGCGATCACATTGTCCGGAATAAGTAAGCTGATTATTACTCCCAGATTCTGGATCTTGTAAAGGGGATATATGAAACCTATATTATTTGCAAAAAGCGCCACGACCTTTACAACTAACGGCCTTGGCAGACTTAACTTCATATCCTGCACCGTTACAGAAGAGCGAAACGGCGTCTACATCCTCGAAGGAACCATAGCAGAAGCAGAGCTTCACGCTTCAAGCCTTGAAATGGGTTCTATCATCGTAGCTAAGCCGAACCAGACCAGTGCGCTGCAGGCCTTCAGGGTACACAAGATAGTTAAGCCTATGAAGGGCATTTATGAGATATCAGCGCAGCATATCTCTTATCAGCTGTCCTTTATCCCTACAATGCCTTTTACGATTACATCGTCTTCATCAGCCTGCAACAGTACGCTGCAAGCTCTTAAAAATAATGCTGCAGAGAGCTGCCCTTTTACCTTCTGGACCAACGTAACAACCGTTTCAAGCTATAAGCAGACAACACCTGCATCAATCAGAAGCAGGCTGGGCGGCGTGGAAGGTTCAGTTTTGGACCAGTTCGGCGGCGAATATGAATGGGATAACTACACAGTTAAGCTCCATTCAGCGAGGGGCGTTCAGACACCGACTGTAACGCTCCGGTACGGAAAAAACATCATTGATCTTAACCAGGAGCAAGAGATAAACAATGTAATCACAGGCGTCTGCCCTTACTGGTGCGATTCTGAAGGCGGAAACGTGGTAACACTTCCTGAAAAGACCGTAGATAGCAGCACAGCTTCAAGCTATCCATTTAAGAGAACTGTTCCGCTTGATATGTCTTCAGACTGGCAAGAAGCGCCTACACAGGCACAGCTTCGTGCCAAGGCACAGGCCTATGTTAACGGCTCGGGCATAGGGATTCCGAAGGTTAATATCAAGGTTTCCTTCGTAAATCTTTCTGATACTGAAGAATACAAGGACGTAGCAGCTCTTCAGACAGTAAGCCTTTGCGATTACGTAGCAGTCCAGTTTGAAAAGCTTGGAATAAATACCCAGGCAAAAGTAATCAAAACTGTCTACAACGTTCTTCTTGAACGCTACGATTCTATCGAAGTAGGATCCCTTAGAAGCAGCCTTGCAAGTACAATTTCGGATCAGTCCGCAGAGATAGCAGCCGTAGCTGATAACACAAGGGAAATGTTCAAGAGCTTCGACGCTTCTGTTCAGGACGATATAGACAATGCTACTGCATGGCTTACAGGATCTAACGGCTACGTCATGGCTAGAAAAGATTCTTCCGGTAACTGGAAAGAGCTTTTCTTCATGGACACAGCGGACGCTTCCACTGCACATAATGTCCTTAGAATCAACCAAAACGGAATAGGCTTTAGCCGCGCAGGTGTAGGCGGACCATATACGCAGGCGTGGACACTTGATGGGAAGCTTGTAATTGGCGGAACCAATGTTCCGAGCTTTACTGTTTATGATTCAAGCAACAATGTGATCTTCCAGACAAGCAGCTCCGGAACTGTATGGAACAGCACCAACAGTTCTATGGATTCTAGCGGCAAATTAACAGCTAGTAACGCGACGCTGAGCGGCAAACTTACAAGTACAGGAAGCAGAGCTACCTGCGTGCTTGGCGATGGAAGAATAGATTTCTTTGCTAATACAGATCTAGTAAACCGAAGATCTTATATTGATTCTGATGTTACGCCTGATGGAACAATTTCATCATTACGTATTAGGAATCCTAGTGCTGGTGGAATACAGATTTCAAATGAGTCTAGCGGTTCTAGTTATGCCGGCGTTTATTTAGGCTTTTCAGATCAAGGCTATGTAAGTATTGAAGGAACAGATGGCATTGACATTACGTCCGAGGAAGATCTAACTATTACCTGCAAAGGCATTCTTTGGACTTACAATCCTAATAACGGAACACATTATTCTGCAGTTGACTACTATGATGGCCCAGTTCATAACCTTGAAATTGCCAATGGAATCATTGTGGGCGTTTCG